ATTGAGTTCTCCTTGATATTGTTTACACCACTTGCTGACTCCGCAGAAGTTTCCTGCGCATCTGACTGGTTCGCCTTTTCTTTCCTCGACATAGCCTTTTTCCTTTTCTGCCAACTCTGTGGCTTCCTCTATGGTTTTAAATACACGGATCGCAGACTTGCGTCCCTCTCTCTTTACTGCGTAGATGGTTTCACTCATCCATCTTTCTTCATCGGTACAGGGTTGTAGTTCCTCTCCGAATTCTTGGGCTTGCTTGGCAAAGCGGTGCATGTCCAAGCGTTGGCGTACATAGGTCTCGGTGGTGACCGAGTCCCACATTGGGATATCAATCATCACTGCCTCTGCCTCGGGATAGTTCTCCTGATTGGCATGGGGCGAGTAATCTTTAATGATTGCGCAGATCTTCAGACCGCAGACCTTTTGCTTCTTGACTGTCTCAATTAACCATTTGTAGATGTTCAGTTGGGTAACCCATTCGTCCTTGTTACTTGCCAAGGCTTGCATGGCTGACCAAGCCTTAACAAACTTGTAATCGATGATTACAACCCCGTCCTTTGTGTGTTCCTGTAAATCAATAGCACCGCTGATGGTGATCCCGTCAATAGAATGAAAGATGCGCTCCTCGTTGGTGTAGCCCTCAATGGCCTTGCCCTCAAGCTTTGCATGCATGAATGTGCCTAGCTGAGAAGCAATCAACTTGGTAACATCAATCTCCATCTCGTCATCGTACTGTTCTCTCATTCTGCGTATCTTTGGTGGCGACATTAACTCTGTTACGCTATACTGAGAAGCACCCTTTGTGTAGAAGTCTCTTGCAAGCAAAGCCACGTATGGTGCGGGTAAGCCTTGTTTGTTGGTGATGATCATGTACTCTCCTTAAGGTTTTTATGAATCCAGACCTCTATAATAGCGATGATGTAACACAATTGCAAGCGCTATCACAAATTATTTTTGGTGAGCCAGCTTCAAAAGCAAATTCCCGTAGAGTTGTACGCTATGGTGGTATGTCTAGACTGATTAAGTCTGCTAAAGCATTAAGTTACTCTGATGCATTTAAGCAACAATGCAAGCCATTGGCTACCCTAATGACGGGTGATCTGCGGGTTACTCTGCATATTTTCTATGCATCAAGGCGACCCGACTTGGATGAGAGCCTGATCCTAGACCTGATGCAGGGTCTTATATATGAGAACGACCGACAGGTTAAAGAGCGTCATTGCTACTGGGGGCTAGACCCTGACAACCCCCGCTCTGAGATCATCATTGAAAAGATCCCTGAGATTGCTCCAAAAAAAAGCCCCTCCAAGCGAACTAGGAAGGGCTAAATCTCACAAACGGAGAGAGGAGAGTACCGGCAACTGCAGGTTGCGGTGTGTGAAGTTTAAACTAAAAATACAACAGGTGCAAAGAATACTGCTGTTGGTTCCCGGCGGTGTGTTTAAACAAAAAATGCTATCCCGGGCGCGCCGCAAACGTTTAAACGCCCCAAAATGCTCCGCCGGGTTGAGTTTTTAATGTTTAAACATATCCAGCAGCAGAAAAAAAGGGAAGAATTTTGCTAGCCATCGCTAAGTTATTTTCTGTCTTTTTTTTGATATTGCTTGACACAACCTGAAAAGATGTGCTTATAATTAAGTGTTGCCGTGAGAAGCGACAGATTTAGGCCACTTAATTCTACTCTCGCCCTTGGTTTTTGCCGCAGGGTTCTCACCGAGGGTAGAGCTAAGTGGCTTTTTCTGTTTTTGAGACTAGGACTGTGCAATGGGTTAGCGCCATTGTGAACGTTACCTATGTTTTGAAACACACTGCTTTATGTGAAGCAGTCCTAGTCTCACCCCCTCCTACGACAACCGTACTCCAGACGTTACTAAGGGGTAGATATCTGCCTGCGTGGAAGCAAAGGGTTACGTGGTATGCGCAAGCTAGGGGGCAGTTCCCGAATAATCCACGGTGCTGGTCGTATCTGCAAGCACAGGGGTCAACTAACGTTGACATGCAGAAGCCTTGATAAGGCGGTGAAACCATCCCTCTCTACTCCTTGGGGTAGGGGGGTCTATGGGTGAAAATTATCATAAGCCCCGCCAAGGGGCGTTTATAAGGAGAGAGAGATGAGAAGTAATTTTAGGGTCGGTAAGACTATCGCAGGGTTTGCATATTCAGTTGCAAGACCCGACAGTCCAAACGCAAGGGTTCTATTTGATACTTTTGCCAAAACTCAAGACAAGGCTACGCAAAAACTAAAGAGCAGTAAGAAGTATTTTTTCAGCAATGGCGATGGGATCTACAGGCTGTATTCCATCCACATGACCATCATGCGGGAGTTGGAATTTAATTTGGACGAGGGCACAGAAGGCTTCCCTTGTTTGGATGATGACGAAGAGATTGAGCCGGAAGTCAAAATGATCAAGGGGCGACTTGTTGTTGAGGATGCCTTTGATTTAAAGAACCCAATGACAACAACACGCAGGAGAAAAGCATGAAGCAACGTGTTTACACGATAGGCGTAGGTGATCAGGTTAGGCTGATCCGTGCATCCAACCGCAGACAAGCGATAGCGCATGTGTCATTAGGGATTATGACAATACGAGTCGCCACACAGGAAGATATTATTAACCAACTAGATAAGGGAATACCTATTGAGAACTACACACCGCCCGAGCAAATAGAACTAGAGCTTTAATAAAAACAGGAGAGAGAGATGGACACAGAAAACAAACAAGAATGGTGCGATTATGGGGATGACGCAGAAAGAACATTTGCCGCAGGGCGGCTATTCCAATTAGGGCTTGGTGGGCACATCAACCCGCAGAAAAAAACAAATCCTTACGTGCATGATTTGTATGTTCAATTCCCATCAGATTTAAAAACTGTTCGCACACCTCTGTTTAAATCAATGGAGTTGTACGGGATTGATCCACAGTACGCAGTCACTTTTAACCACAAAGATGCAGAGAGATACAAGGATTTATACCCTAACATCATTGTAATTTTTGACATTCTTTGGAATGAATGCCATAAAGAATTTGGTGGTGTCAAGTACCAAGTCGCAGATATGCACCTAACTGTTGCGGGATTTTTATCCGATATTCGCAACGCAATTATCAAATCAGGGTCGCACCGTATTGATTACGCCCGTAGGGTCGAGGATACTAGCGGAAATGCCAAATCAAGTTGGGTTTTTGATGCCCGACATCTTCAACAAATTTCTTGAAAGCACTCAATGACACGCAATTTTAAGCAAGAGTACAAGACCCAACAAGAACGAGGCGAGCATGAGAACCGAATGGAACGCCAACGTGCCCGTAGAAAATTGGACGCTAAGGGAGTGACCCGACAAGGTAAAGACGTAGCCCACGTCAAGGCTTTGAGCAAGGGTGGATCCAACGCAGATGGTGTGAGACTGGAACCTCCCAGCAAGAACCGCTCGTTTAAACGCAAGTCAGATGGTTCAATGAAATGAATCAACGCATCGCTGATTTCGTCAGTGAGTTCCACTTCAACGAATCTACTCGGGTAGCTTGCCCGTACTGTTCTGCTGAACGCAGAAAATCAAATCAAAAAGACATGACGCTAACCCGCAAAGCAGACGGGGCGGTCGTGTTTCATTGCCATCATTGTCAGACTAACGGCTCAGTCCAACCACAACAGGAGAGAATTTTGTCAGCCGTACCCAACCCAACTATTGTTTCAAACAAACTGCAAGATCAACATTACGCATGGTTAGCCACTCGGGGCATATCACATCAGACCGCAGACAAAATGAAGTTGTTTGCCTCTGAGAAGTACTTTGGCAAACTGGGCAAGACCGCAGATGCCATCGGCTTCCCCTACTACAGGAATGGTGCATTGGTAGCCGCCAAGTACCGATCATTCCCTGAGAAGGATTTCACGCAAGACTCAGGCGGTGCGCATGATTTCTTTGGGATTGATTTAATTCAAAAGGATCAGCCACTTATCATCGTTGAGGGCGAGATAGACTGCCTGTCACTCATGGAGATGGGCTTTGATAACGTCGTAAGTGTTCCATCGGGTGCGCCAATCAAAGTCGCAGATGGAAAGGTTCTGCCCTCTGAAGATAAGAAGTTTGCCTATGTATGGAATGCTCGGGAGATACTGGACGCAGTTCCTTACATCATCCTAGCCACTGACCAAGACACTGCGGGTCAAGCGTTAGCCGAAGAGTTGGCAAGACGGATTGGCAAAGAAAAATGCAGGCTGGCTAAATTTGAAAAGAAAGATTTAAACGAGGTCATGCTTGATGACCCGACAAAGCTAGGGGCGCTACTGGCATCGGCTGTGCCATACCCCGTCTCGGGGATCTCCGATGCAGGCTCTTATTACGAGCGTTTAAACGAGTTGTATACGAAGGGAACGGGCAAGGGATACTCAACGGGGTACACCTCAGTCGATGAAATATACACTGTCGCCCCCGCCCAGTTGACTGTTGTTACGGGTTACCCATCATCGGGCAAGTCCAACTTTGTTGATCAGATTATGGTCAACCTAGCCGACAAGCACGATTGGAAGTTTGCCGTTTGTTCATTTGAGAATCAGCCTGAGATACATATCAGCCGACTCATGGAAATCTATACCAAGCGTAGGTTCTTTGATGGCAAGGATCGGATGTCAGAGACCGACAAAGAGATTGCGTTTAAATTCGTTAAAGAGCATTTCCTGTTCATCGATACAAACGGGGAAGAGCCATCAACACTTGACTCAATATTGGAACGGGCAAGGATTGCCGTTAAGAGGATGGGGGTTCGGGGGTTGGTCATTGACCCGTATAACTACATAGAGTTACCGAGGGGTGACGGGACTGAGACAAGTGCCATCAGCGACATGCTGACTAGGGTTCAGAAGTTTTGTAAGGCACATGACGTGCATACATGGTTTGTTGCTCACCCATCTAAGATCACCCGACAAGGTACTGAACAGCCCCGCCCTGATGGGATGTCCATCGCAGGGTCGATGGCTTGGTGGGCTAAGACGGATTGCGGTCTGACTGTCCACAGGAAAGACCATCACGTAGAGATTGCAGTTTGGAAATGTAGGTACAGATGGGTCGGCACTCAGGGTGAGACAACAATGATCTACAACAAGACCGCAGGGACTTACTCGGAGAACTTAGATGCCTTCTAATCGTTTAAACATTTTGACTGGTAGCTCACCAGATGAGCTTGGTAGCTCAGAGCGTTTAAACGCAGAGAGCTTACCGCACGAGCTTCAACCCAGTTTAAACATCAGGGAGGAACTTGCAGGTGAGTGGGACACAGAACTTCTTTTCTTAAGTGAGGAGGAGTTTGACGAGGCAATCATCGGGGTTGCTGAACGCATAGGCGAAGAGCCTGTGGTTGCTTATGACACTACAAAAATTGTAGAGGTATTGAGTCGATCCATGACAGTGGATGAGGCTTACGAATATTTTGAGTTCAACATTCTTGGAGCGTATGTTGGACTTAAGACTCCGCTATTTATAACAACAGCGTTTAAACAGTGAACGCAGCTTGCTGCTGGATGCGTTTAAACGTTAAGGTTTAGACCAAAAAAAGGGAGCGCAATGCTCCCTTAAATTTGTGCCACTCGGACAGCTTGGATTATGTTTGGATACTTTCCACAATAACGTGGTACTCGGTCTCTGCCCATGCGATACACCGACCAAGCCTTGGCTTGATAGGTGATGTATTTCTCGGCAGGGTTGACAAAGCGTTCATGGTTTACAAGGTTGATTAGGTTGTCATAGTAGTACGTGGTTTTGAGAAAGGTTGGGTCTGATTGAGTGATGGCTTTAACCTTCCTCATCAATGCACCTCATCAGACCTAGGACGCATTGAACGCTCCATGTCATAGGTAACCGACACAACCTCCAGTATGTCCTCCTTGGGTAGGTTATTGGTCACGGCTAAGGCTATAGCGGCTTTTACCAATAGACCGAGGGTCTCTTGCCCGTCCACTTCATTCTTGCCGATCCACTCAATCAAGCCCCCATAGGCTTGATACAGGCGGTCATAGTCAATGTCTCTTTCTCTTTTAATTGCCTTGATCTGCATAATCAGTCTCCTTTTCCATGTAACGAACTAATGCCTTGGCATCCTCACTCTGCATCTTTTGAATGATCTCATACATCTGCGGGGCAATGGCAATCAGTCGGGCATTCGCCCGTTGGGTAGCCGTAGGAGAGTCTTTGCCGTGGCACTCAGCAACTAAGGGGATGCCGTAATCATTCTCATACCCCCACACTGAGGTTGTAGTTTGAATGCCACGTCTGCCAACAGTCCAAGGGTGCGGTGTTATGTGTTTAAACATTAAGGTCTCCAGTAAAACAAGTCAAGCAGTAAAACGATCATGCCGATGAGCAGTAAGACCCGCTCAAGTTTTTGCCATTGTGTGTGATTCATTTTTTCTCTCCTGTGATTGCTCTGCCTACTGCATCCCTGATGCTTCGTTCATCTTTGCTGTATTTGGTTGCCTTCAGAACACTCTTTGCAAACTCCACGTCCAGTACTAGATGCTCAACCCATGAGCCATCATCGATGTAGCGGTCAGCGGATAAGGTCAGGTTCTTTAGTGCCCCCGTAAGGTAAACGATTCGTTCTTTGTCATCCATTGGTCACCTCCTCGGTGCTTACGATGTCCCAATCACCATTTTGAATAATGCCCTGATCGAGCGGGATAAACTCTGCCCCATCCATTGCAAGGGCTTTGTCCCATGCCTCATCGCTATCGGATGCCTCTATAAAAGCGTAGTAATGTGAAGTTGACTTTGCCCATACCTTGTAAGTTTTCATTGGTTCTCTCCTGTATGTTTTTTCTAACGATGTAACGAGCATCGGGTCTGCTTGCAAACCACTTGCTCAATCCTGAGTCATCATCTTGGAGGAGACCGACAGGGTAGCCAGTCTTGCCTCCTTGTTTAAACGTCATGTCCATTTCTCCACGTCTGCGACAGATTTCTCGGTCACCACAATGTTGATGTTGCTGTCATTGAATATTTCCATAGCCTGATCAACTGCCTTGGATCGGCTAGTAGCCTCAACATCGATCTGCACAAAGCCCTCTACAGCCACTGTAATGGTGTATTTGGCAGTGGGTGTACCCTCTGCCTCCCTGCGCTCATTGGCAACCCATATCGCAGAAAAATGATTGTCTAATCCTTGCATGGTCATCCTCTTTTCAAAAGAGCCACTGGAATAATGTGCGTGTCAAACACATTGCCTTTGCTGTCGTACACATAAATGTGCAGTTCGCTGTTCTCCATTGTTTTGTCAATGTATGCTTCAACGTAGCCGTTGTTTTTGCCGATGTTGATCACGGCAGACTGAGTGAAGTTATCCAAGGTATCGACTGTCAATTTCATTATGTTTCTCCTTCGTTTAAACGTAAAGTGGATCAATCTTTGTGAGGGATAAGCCTGACGCATACTTCACGTTAAGCTTGGAATCACTCTGCACAAGGGCAACGATCTGAGGTTCATCCTCAGCGAGCCAGTGAGAGTTGTTGGTCAGGAACTTGTCGAGTGCCCGTTGAATTCTTGATAAAGCAGGGAATGCTTTTGAGGTGTATCTAAGGTCAACGTCAAGGGTGAATGTCGAGCCACTTGCGTTGGTGCTGAGTATTAATGTGGTGTTCATAACCGCTCTCCTCTACTGGTCTCATTTGTTGAATGATAGTGTGGACAGTGCCACAACGATATTGTATCACAAGGGGGGAAGCCCCCCTCATACAGCAAGCTTCAGCTTGTCAAACGCTACAGTGCCCATGTCCTCAAGCTTCTCGATGGTTACAGCGTTGTTGTAAATGTGGGTCACGTCCGAGCGGATGCCAACCCCGATAGTGGTGATGCCAAGGTTCTCACCCGACAGTGCTTGTTCTCTGCAAGCATCAGCATTGCCGATGCCATCGGTAAGAAAGAAGCAAACCTTGCGCTCCTCCTGACGATTCAACAGCAACCCGTGGGCATATGACAGGGCGGTGAAGTCCTGAGTACCGCCCCCTGACTGAAGCCTCTCAAGCATCGGTCTGACACGTTGATAGGGCACGTTGAAGTCTTTGAGCAATGAGACCTCGCACCCGAATGTCACGACACTGGTTGCAACCCCTGCCTTGGACAGGGTGTCCAGTAGGGCATAGGTTGCTAGGATGGCATGGTACATCTTGGAGTCCAAGGGCTTGGCAGGGCGAAACATTGAGCCTGACACGTCAAGCACAATGGTCACCGCAGAGTCGATGCCGTCATGTTCTTTCCTACGTTTAAACAGGCGGTCATTGTGAGCCATAGTCGGGAGTGCCCGAACATTCAGCACCCCTGACTTGCGGTTGTTTTGGAATTCTTCAAAGCCCGAATTCTCAAACAGCTTTCTGACTGTATAGCGTAACTTGGCGGGAATCATAAGACCTCCTTAAAAGTCGATTGGGAAAGTACGGGGGTTGTCAGCCCTTGTGTGATACCCAGTGCGCATCACGTCATCGGTGCTGTAAGAGCCTCCTGATCCTGCACCCTCGGGAGGGTTGGCGGTAGGCTCAACCTCACGGGCTTTGACTGTCTCGCCATCCTTTGTAGGAGGCTTCGCAGGGTCAGGCTTGGGGGTAGGTGCATCACCGCCCTGATCGCCTCCTGTAGGCTGTTCTGAGTCCCCTCCTGAGCCATTCTCATCATCACCCTCACCGCCATCTTGATCACCGCCCTGATCACCCTCATCATCACCCTCATCATCGGAGGGAGGGGTTGGGTTGGTTGGCGGTTGGATTGGCTCATCCTCGGGCTTGGTGTTCACATTGTTAAGCTGATCAAACACCCACTTGGCAACCTCCAAGGTATCCCAAGAATTACCGCAAGTGTTTAAACGTTTGACAGCCTCGGCAAAGATCGGCTCAAGCCCAAGGGCGAGAGGCACTTTGATCTTTGCGTGTTTACGTCCGTAGACAGCGAGAACAAAGGGGTACTGGACAGGGTCTGACCAGTCGATTGCCTCACCTCTGCGATTCTTGTAAGCCAAGCCCTCGGCAACCATGCCGTTGATCAGGGCACTGAGCAACTCCTCGATGTTGCCTGTCAGCCCTGCCTTGATGCCCTTGCCCTCGATCCACGCATCCTCTAAGGCATTGTGCAACTGGGCAATGTACTGCCCGTGCGCATAGGCTGAGTGGACAGCATCAAAGTCGGTATACATCCAGTGCAACAACTCATGCACTGCCATGCCGACATAGCGCATCAGGTCACCCTGAGTCAGCACTGCATCATCCTTAACGTTGGCAAGTATGACACTGCCACTCTTGTTGATACAGGCGGTTTGTGTACCCGCATCCCAACGAACCTCGACAGGACGCAAGCCAAGGTCAGAGCAGATTTTGTGAATGCCGATCACTACGGCACGTTTAAACTGATAGCCATGATAAGTTTTCATGTTGACCTCACAGATATTTTGCTAGAACGCTAGCGTTGATGTAAGCCGACTTGATTGCATCAAGTGCGACACGGCTCTCCTCGGGTTGACGGGAGGTAATGGTTGATTCCCATGCCTCATCAACTGAGAGAATGTCCAATGCCCGAATGAAAGCGAGGGCAGAGCGGATAGAGGGGGCGTCGATCACGTCCCCTGTAATGACCTTGGCACGGCAAGCACTGATGGCATTGACTACGTGTTCAGCCAACATTTTGTGGCAACCAGTGTGCAAGGTCAGAGCAATAACCTCTTGCTCTTTACTCAGGTACTTGAACTCAATCACACGGGCAAAGCGGTCAACCAGTGCGGAATTCATGTTCTGAGTCTTGGCATAGCGTCCTGATGTATCACCATTGGTCAGGGTGTTATCAGCCGAAAAGACCAAGACACCCTCTGCCCTGCGGTGAACAAAGCCCCCGTAGTTGACTGCACTGTTCGGCTCAAGAAAGCCGTTCAGAGTAGCCAACTCACCCGCATCTGCCATGCTGATTTCATCGAGCAAAACCACTGTAGACGGGGAAGTGAAAGCCTCCAAGAAAGCACCTTTCTTGAACACTGTCGCACCATTCTCAAGACCGACAGCACCCGCATAATCATCGGCTGTCGTGTACTTGTGAAAGTTGATACGGGTGTAAGAACGTCCAGTGCGACTAGCAAACTGTCTTGCAGTCTCTGACTTACCAGTGCCCTTAGCACCGCCAAACCACAGGTTCTCGCCTGTCTTTTGTGAGAGGAGCAAGTGCTTCAGAATGTCCTCTTGCCACACAAAGTTGGGATCAACATCGGGGCTGTCAGGGGCATCCCAAATGTCAACCATGACAGGGTCACCCTTGGGGTTGCGAACGTCAACACCGAACACATCGAGCGCAGATTTGCGATCAATGATCGTTGCCTTGGTAGCGTTAGCCACGACAGCCTCTGCCTTGGCATCTTTGACAGCTTGCGCAAAGGGTTTAAACGCCTTGGCAATGGCACTGGCAACCTCTGCATTGATCTTGTCCTCATCGAGGTTGGATTGTGATGCAGTAGCAATCTTTTGAACCTGAGCCACAACGTCATTGACCTTGCTCATAAGGTCACTTGCGCTATCAATGGCAAGCTTGGATTTTCCGAGGGCATCGAGGGCAACCGCCTCGGCACGTACAGCAACTGAGGCTGTAGCATCAAGCTTGGCGGTGTCTACACTGCTCACATTGTCAGCGACAGGTGAGCAATTCTTGATGTAGTCAAAGTCAGTCAAGCCCTGCTCGATCAGGTCACCGAGCCAGTTTAAACGCACCATTTTGTCTTTGTCCTGACGGATATGGTCAGGGGCTTTGAGGGCTGAAACAGCCCCGTTGATAACGAACTTGTCGAGGGTTGACAAGGTTTTAATTGTGTTCATGGAAGCCATGTTGTTCTCTCCTAGGTACTGGTTTCAAATCAAAGCGAGGGTGTCGCCCTCATTGGGGCAGATCGGCAAGTTGAGGTTGCCTTTCTTGTATGCCCACTTGGAGGTGAGCCGAACTGCATATCCGCATGATGGGCACTGAGCAAGCAACATCCGAGTGCCTTGCTTTTTGCCAATCGAGGCTGACAACTCAGCGTGGACGTATGCACCGAGCGAGTCGATGATCTGCTGATAGGCTTGAACGAATGCACCGCCATGAGTCACCGACTTGTAACGGGCTGACTGAGTGCCGTTGGGTAACAGCAACATGGCATCGGCTATCTTTTGATAAGGCTTGCCGTGATTGAGCGCACCCTTGGCGGTATGGCACAACATGGCAATGAGGGTCTCAAAGACCTTGACGGGATCGGCAAGCACAGGGCTGATGAAAATCTCATAGTGAGCGTCAGCACTGTTCGTACTAGGGAAGCACTCACCAACTGACTTGAAGTTGGTACGCTTGGCATTGGAGGGCAGAGCGCATGACACTCTGATTCTGTCGCTGATGGACACGCCATTGATAAGAAAGAACGGCTTCAACTCGGTGATAGCACCATTGAGCCAATCTTCACGGGTAGAGTAAATGACAGGTAGTGACATAGTAGGTCTCGGTTGAAGTGGGAATTTCCACTGGTGAACCCCGTAAGGCTCACCGCTAAAAATTCAACAACGCAAGTGTAAACGATAACGATATCTTTTGCAAGTGGGTATCGCTATCATGTTTAAACAGTCGCTTGATATTGCGCTGTCAGGGCTTCCAACACCTTGATGCGTTCAGAAGCAAGGGCGAAAGCCTCACTCATCACCTCCGCAAGTTGGAGGGTTGTTGTCTCTGCAACCACGCCCCCTGCCCCGTAGTGGAGCGTGATTGTCGGGGGCTTGCGGTTGCCGTAATGCTCAAACTTAATGAAGCAAATCCCATCACTGCACCAGTGTGTCGGTGAGTGGTACTCATAACGAATCTGCCCGTAAACACCGCCTTTTTCAAGACGGGCATTGTCAATGATCTTTTCTGTGATCATGTTATTCCCCTGCAAAGTAGAAAATTAAAGAGGCAACCAACGACATGATGGCTACCCAAAACAAGAGCAGTGAGTCACTGCCCAAGACCATGACACTCGCCAAAAACCCTGTCATGCAGACCAAGGTTTTGAGAATGTAGAACTGATAGATTTTCATAAGATCTCCTGTTTAAACCCAACCGAAACGCTTTGCGCAGACAGGGCCGATGCCCAGTGCTACGCTCTCAGGATCTGACAGATCCCTGTTACAGACTGAACACTTGCCGAATGTTTTGCCATAGGCAATGGCTGAACTACGGGGGTCAGCAAGCACCTCGCTGATCTGACTTGCACTCTCAGAGGAGGCATCACGGGAGGTGAACAACTTACCGCCTGTCACCTTGCCGAGGTAAACACCCTCGGACTTGACGTAAATTGAACCCGCATTCTTGCCTGTCACTGGGGCAGGGCTGAATACGAAAGCACCAAGCCGTAGCTTGGGGTAGGACAGACCCGAATCCTTAGCCTTGCTAAAGGCAACCTCGATAGGGGACACGTCAACCTGAGCGGAGGGGACAGGCTCAGGGCGAGGGGCAGAATCCTTAGCCACGCAACGCTGAATAGCTGACAGTTGGTTAGGGGTTAGATTGCCATATCTGTGAAGCGCAGACAGCACAGAGGAGGCAAAGGAGAAAGAGGGGGATTTGGCAACAAGCCACTCATACTCGGCAGGGTTTGCCTCGATGAACTGCTTGATACGTTGAACATTCATAGTAGGTCTCCGATGGAGTGCAACATTGCACTGCAATGCTCCCGAGCGGGGAGCATCACGCTGTAATGTCATGCGGTAACAAATTTCTTGTTTAAACAGTCCTGATAACTGCCAGTGAAAAAGATGCGGTAGCCGTTACGCTCCCGATCACCTTTGCAAACAATGATGTTGCCGAACCTGTCAATCTGTGCTGTATACATACTAGTCTCCTTTAGATTTTGTAAACACCAACCTCACCCGCATTGATCCACTCTGCAAGGAAGCCGTACTTTTTGAGGGTTGCGTCAAGCTTGGGGTGAACACCGAAAATCCAGTCTGAACGCTGATAGCCAGTGTGGTAGTCAACCCATTTGTAAGACTCAGGCTCTTCTGCGCTGATTTGGAATCTGCCGTTCATGTCGTCCCGAACGTAGACAGGAACTCCCATTTTCTTGAGAGCGTTAAAGGCTTTGATGTATTCACGTTTCATGTTGTGTCCTCTGTAGCCGTGCAACATTGCACTGGTCAACCCCGTAGGGCTGACCGCTGAAATGTCAGTCTGCTCTCGATCCCATGTAAGCAGGAATGCCGTTGCTTCTGAGTACTTGAGCAAACGCTCTAGCACCCGCTTCTTTCACGTCCATTGACTGAGTGAAGTTGGCACTGGGATTCCAAATCTGCCAACCTTTTTGCCAGTGCTTTTTGCCAACGTTGTTTTTTCTAGCCCAGTTAACGAAAGGGTCTCTGCCGTTGGAAATGTCAACCCAAGCAAAACCGCAATACATCGGCTCGCCATACTGGGCAATGAAGTCTGCTTCTGCTTGCTGTCCCGCCTGTACAGCTTGCTCATAAATTGCTTTGTAGTCCATGTTGTTGTCCTAGATAGCAGTGCGAAAATGCACCCCGTAGCCCTAGGGGCTACAGGCTGAACTCTAGCTAGAGGGGCAGGGGGATTTCAAACGTTTTACGTACCTGATTAGTCCCTGCCTCAAGACTCTTGTTGGTGTCCCCAACTCTGTCTCACTAGGACTTTGATCAGTAGCCTAGAACTTATCCCCTTTGTCGGTTGGCGGGGAAAACATCTAAAGAACAATCAACCGACAACTGAACTTTAACAGAATGATAGTGCCTGTCAATACACCTAATATTTATCCGAGTAAACTGTAGGGTTATTAGATTGTGGGTTGGCGGTGGGTTTAGGACATTCTTTATTAGTAGGAACACGTTTTCAGTGTTGAACTACAAAGTATTCATTTCACTATAAAAGTAACACTCGGGTCAAAAGTATTAAAAAACGCTCAGAACGGCTCAGGATCGACGATCAGGGAGGAGGTAAGGGGGTAGGTGCTTGGAGGTCTAAAACGGCTCAAAATCGATTCTGATGCGTTCTAGAGCCATGTATCTTTATACAGTTCGCGCTTACATTTGAGTATTACGTTAGAACCAAGGTACTCAGTTCTTGGTGTTGTTTTTATGCACTGTATAAGAAATGTATAACATATGTATAAGCTGTGGATAACTCGGGTGGTGTGGATAAGCTGTGGATAACATCCTGTGGATAACCTTTGACTTACGCACAGGGTGTGGATAAACTGTGCATAATACGAACAGTGTGTTTCCCTGCGTTGGTGCGTGGGAAATGTGTGGTACTTATATATAGATGGAGCGTTTAAACATGAGCAAGACAAGTCAGGCTGAGTACAGGGCGGAGTTGGATCAGGCAATGGCGGAGGAGGAGAACTGGGGCGAGGATGTAGACCTAGAAGACCTTAGCGAAGCGGAACAGTTAGCCCATCTCGCAGAGAAACCTATAAGGAGAAAGGATGGTGAACATAGAGGGTCAGATATAAGAAGACCTAAGCCTCTAAGCCCACGGCAAGCATTGTTCTGTCAGAGGGTAATACTAGGAGATAGCCTTAGATCAGCATACCGATCAGCCTATGCTAACGATACAGGATCAGATGCAAGTATCAGCGCATCAGCTAACAAGCTGATGAAAGATCCAAGGATCAAACACATACTAGAGGAAGCTTGGGAAGAGACAGCGGAACACCTGAGTGAGGATCTGTCAGCGTCTAAAAGATATGTGTTGAAGGGACTGCTTGCACTAAGCAAGAAAGCCAAGCAAGAGGGTACTAAACTAAAAGCACTGGAACTGATGGGCAAAGCTTGTGGGCTGTTCACCCCGACAGACGTACAAGACAAGGCAGTGATCACCGCAGATCAATTGAAGCGGGAACTGTCAGGGCACATGAAGTTACTAGAGCAAGCCAAGGCATCAGTCCTAGACGTAGACGCAAAGCGTTTAAACGAGAGGATACCAGTAGCGCAGGAGGGCGTGTAAACGTGGGCGTGGGCGTGACCCACCCGCCCCCGACCCCCACTTGTGGCGAGCCGACACCCCTCCCGCGTATACGCTCTATTCCACTCCCCCAAATACATTCCACAGGAAAGCCCCCCCCTTGTCTTTCCAATCGTCCACCCCCGGGGGTATATATATTTTCAGAAAAGGTATTGCGAACGTTCGTGTTTGCGTTTAAACTGTGTGTAAGTGCTAACACGCATGGAGATTGAGGCAAAGGCCCGTAAATTATATTTTGCGAATGCTGGTCAAATAAAGAGTGTGAATGCCTGTTCTCTGACTACAGTCTCCAGCCGTGTTGGTTATATGAAGGCACATTGTGGTTGACAACCAAACCGGAGCAGTTAGTCGCCGCACTGGGCAGTGTGCCCTCATATGAGCAAACGCAGACAGTTAGTTCTAGACTTCATCCGTGCATACATTCGGTTGCATGGTGTGTCTCCGTCTTATGAAGTTATAGCTCGGGGTATTGGATTGAAATCTAAGTCAAACATCCACAGGATCGTCCATCGCTTAAGAGCGGATGGACACATTGTGACCAAGCCTTATAAGTTCCATGCTATTAAGCTTGTAGATGCAAGCGTACGTGATGTGGTACGTCTATGAGTCTACTGACCCACGCAGAGATTAAGAATTATCTGGAGATGGCTCCCAAGGCTTCTCCAGAGAACCGTGCAAAGATTCAGGCTTTGCTGGAGATGGATAAGATAGAACGCAGCAAGGAGTCCTTTCTGTACTTCGTGACGCAGATGTGGCCTATCTTCATTTCGGGTTCCCATCACAAGATCATGTCTGATGCTTTTGAGCGGGTAGCTAACGGGGAGCTTAAGAGATTGATCATCAACATGCCTCCCCGGCATACCAAGTCTGAGTTTGCTTCCTTCCTGTTGCCTGCGTGGTTTCTGGGGAAGTTTCCTCAGAAGAAGATTATCCAGACTGCCCATACAGCAGAGCTTGCCACAGGATTTGGAAGGAAGGTTAGGAACCTTGTCTCATCAGAACATTATCAGAAGGTGTTTTCTACAAAGCTATCGAGCGATTCAAAGGCCGCAGGTCGCTGGAATACTAATGTGGGTGGCGATTACTTTGCTATCGGTGTTGGCGGCGCTGTTACAGGTAAGGGCGCAGATCTCTTAATCATTGATGACCCCCATTCTGAGCAGGAAGCTAAACAAGCTAACCCTGCCGTGTTTGATGGGGTCTATGAATGGTTCACTTCCGGCCCTCGTCAGCGTTTACAGCCCGGCGGAGCCATCATTATTGTGATGACTCGGTGGTCTAAGCGAGATTTAACCGGTCAGATCCTTAAAAACTCCGACAAAGATGGCGTAGATCAGTGGGAAGTCATCGATTTCCCGGCGATTATGCCCAACGGGAACCCTTTGTGGCCCGGATTCTGGTCTAAAACCGCTTTAGAAGCCCTAAAAGCCGAGCTTCCAGTCTCTAAATGGGAGGCTCAATACCAACAGAATCCCACATCCGAGGAAGGCGCAATCATTAAGCGTGAACATTGGATGATTTGGGAAGAAAAACGACCCCCAGAATGCGAATACATCATCCAATCTTGGGATACTGCGTTTGAAAAGAATAACCGCGCAGATTATTCTGCGTGTACGACGTGGGGTGTCTTCCAGCATCCCAACAAGAATGGTGATTTGAAGGCAAACATCATCCTCTTGGACGCATTCAAGGAACGCATGGAGTTCCCTGATCTAAAACGCAAGGCTTTAGAGATTTACAGGGAATATGAACCCGACACTTTAATCGTTGAGAAGCGGGCAGCAGGCGCTCCGTTAATCTACGAGATGAGAAAGATGGGAATTCCGGTCGCGGAGTATACGCCGGGCAAAGGAAACGATAAGATATCGCGTGTAAACGCTATCTCTGCTTTGTTTGAATCTGGCATGGTGTGGTGTCCTGATACCCGATGGGCTGAAGAAGTGATGGATGAGTTAGCTTCTTTCCCTAATGGAGACCACGACGACCTTGTTGACTCAAGCAGTCAGGCTCTGATGCGGTTTCGCTTGGGAGGCTTTATCACCATCGATTCTGATGAAGAAGATGAGCCTTTTTACACCCGTAGAAAAGTAGAGTACTACTAAGGAACAATATGAGTATTGAACAATCACTGAGCCAAGCTCCATTAGGTTTAAACGCTTTGGAGATGGACGATACCCCTGTCATGGAGATTGAGATTGTCAACCCTGAAGGTGTCAAGATTGGCATTGACGGCATGGAGGTTGACCTCATGCCAGAGAATGAAGAAGAAAACTTCTCAGACAATCTTGCAGAGTACATGGATGACAGTGAACTCCAGAAGATTGCCAGCGATTTGATTGAAATGGTAGACACAGACGTTAACTCCCGAAAAGACTGGGTAGAGATGTATGTCAAAGGTCTTGATGTATTGGGGATGAAATATGAAGAAAGAACGGAACCTTGGCTTGGGGCTTGTGGAGTCTTTTCTACGGTGCTCACCGAGGCCGCTGTTCGGTTCCAGAGTGAGACTATCATTGAAACGTTTCCTGCTCAAGGCCCGGTTAAGACGGAAATCATTGGTGCTATCGACAAGCTTAAGGAAGAAGCTGCGGAGCGTGTCAAAGATGACATGAACTACAGACTGACAGAAGGTATGCCTGAGTATCGACCAGAGCATGAACGCCTTCTGTATTCTCTAGGTCTGGCTGGCGCAGCATTTAAAAAGGTTTATTACGATCCTTCTTTGGGACGGCAAGCTTCCATCTTCATCCCCGCAGAAGATGTAATCATCCCTTATGGTGCTTCTAGTGCCATGACATCTGAGCGTGTGACTCACATCATGCGCAAGACAAAAAATGACATCCGCAAGCTTCAAGTCTCAGGTTTTTACTTAGACAAAGAACTTGGAGAACCTCTTCAGTTCTACACCGACGTAGAGAAAAAGAAAGCCGAAGACCAAGGCTACAACCTCAATGATGATGACCGCTACCAGATCTATGAGATCCACGTAGACTACGACCTGCCCGGTTACGAAGATGAAGACGGGATTGCTCTTCCTTACGTCATTACCTTAGAGCGCGGTACAACTGAGATTCTCTCCATCCGCAGAAACTGGGGTGAAGACGACAAACATAAACTCAAACGTCAGCACTTTGTGCAATACACCTACGTGCCCGGCTTTGGAGCTTATGGTTTAGGTTTGATCCACCTGATCGGTGGTTATGCCCGTGCAGGTACATCTATTATTCGTCAATTGGTGGACGCAGGTACGCTGTCTAACCTACCCGGCGGTTTAAAGACCCGAGGACTGCGAATCAAGGGAGATGACACCCCTATCCAACCGGGTGAGTTCCGTGATGTGGATGTTCCTAGTGGTTCCGTCAGGGACAACATCATGTCTCTGCCATACAAAGAACCATCACAGGTTCTCTTGGCTCTGCTCAATCAAATCACAGACGAAGGCAGAAGACTTGGCTCCATCGCAGATATGAACATCAGCGATATGTCTGCCAACGCTCCCGTCGGTACAACCTTGGCGTTGCTTGAGAGACAACTCAAGACAATGAGCGCAGTGCAGGCTCGTGTTCATTACTCAATGAAACAAGAGTTTAAACTGCTCAAAGAAATCATCCGCGACTACATGCCGGAAGATTATGACTACATGCCTGTGTTTGGTACACCCCAAGCCAAGCGTGCAGACTATGACATGGTGGATGTTATTCCCGTGTCTGATCCCAACTCGGCGACGATGGCTCAACGGATCATGCAGTATCAAGCTGTCATCCAATTAGCTCAGGGCGCTCCGCAGATCTACAACCTTCCTTTGCTGCACCGCCAGATGATTGAGGTTCTTGGAGTGAAGAACGCAGACAAGCTTGTACCTATTGACGATGACATGACACCACGGGATCCAATCTCAGAGAATATGTCGTTCTTGACAGGTAAACCTACCAAAGCATTCATTTACCAAGATCACGACGCACACATTGCTGTACATACATCAATGATGCAGGATCCTATGGTCATGGGTCAGATGGGACAAAACCCAATGGCTCAACAGATGCAGGCTGCAATCATGGCTCACGTAGCTGAACACATTGCGTTCCAGTACAGAACCAAGATTGAGCAACGCCTTGGCGCTACTCTTCCCCAGCCAAATACTGAGATGCCCGAGGACGTAGAAGTTCAGTTGTCTAAGCTCGTTGCGCAGGCTGCAAAACAATTGCTGGATATCAACAAGAACCAAGTAGCACAACAACAAGCCCAGCAGCAAATGCAGGATCCTGTTGTACAAATGCAACAAGCAGAACTGCAGATCAAGCAACAAGAAGCACAAACCAAAGCACAGAAAGTTCAAGGCGACTTGGCTATCAAGCAGGCAGAGCTTCAACTCAAAGCGCAGCAAATGCAAAGCTCACAAGGAGAAGATCCTTCTATTGCAGCACAACGCCAGCAACAAGAAATTGCTATGGAAGCCATGAAGAAGCAAGCAGAGATGCGCATGGCAGAGCAACAACATCAGCAGCAGTTGGAACATAGCCAACAAACGCAGGATATGCAATCTAAACAACAACTTCTTCAAATGCTTTTAAACGCGAAGAACAAAGGTGAATGATGACTCAACTTCTTGATGCTTTAAACAAAAGACTTGATGAACACATCAAGGAGTTGGTCACTGTTGTCAGTGAAGGTGGTGCTAAATCCCACGATCACTACAAAGAACTGTGCGGGACGATCCGAGGTCTGCAAACCGCTCAGTATGAACTTGCCGATCTCGTGCGAAAAACCAAGGACTATGAAGATGACTGAATTTGATGTCAGCGCGGTTGATCTAAGTGGAGTGCTTAACACCTCCCCTGAAGAGAAAGCCAAACAAGTACCCGATCCGGTTACTTACCACCTCCTCTGTATGCTTCCCAAAGCAGAGGATGAGTACAGCGAAACAGGGATTCTTAAATCCGCTACCGCTATACAACACGAGGAGCTTCTTTCCCCCGTGCTGTTTGTGGCAAAGATTGGCCCTGATGCATTTAAAGATGCAGCCCGATTTCCCTCTGGAGCAGCCTGTCAGGTTGGAGACTTTGTGTTAGTGCGTCCTAACACGGGAACCCGCATGAAGATTCATGGCACGGAGTGGAGGTTAATTAATGACGACTCTGTTCAGGCAGTTGTGCAAGACCCTCGCGGCATCCAGCGACCTAACTAAGGAAAAATCATGGCTGAAATTGAAAAAACAGAATTTGAGTTTCCTGATGAAAAGGAAGAGAACCTTCGTAAGGGTGGGAAAGTTGTAACTCCGCAGGAAGACACTCCCGAAATTGAGGTTGTAGACGATACCCCGGAAGAGGATCGCTATCGCACTCCAATGAAGGAAGCCCCGCAGGATCCTACAGAAGAAGAGTTAGCAACCTACTCCGAGAGCGTCAAGAATAGGTTTAAACACTTTACCAAGGGATATCACGAAGAACGCAGAGCCAAAGAGTCTGCCGAACGTGAAAAAGATGAAGCTCTTCGCCTTGCTCAGGCAATGTTTGAAGAGAACAAAAAGCTTAAAGGCTCCGTCAATCAAGGTCAGACTGTCCTCTTGGAACAAGCCAAGAAGGTCATTAACTCCGAGATTGAAGAAGCTAAACGGCTCTATAAAGAAGCTTACGAGTCTGGGGATGCTGATAAGTTGTTAGATGCTCAGGAAGCACTCACTACCGCCAGAATCCGCGCAGATAAAGTAAATAATTTTAGACCTGCCCCTTTACAGGAACGAGAAACTCCTGTACAAATAGCACCACAACCTCAACAGGCAGCGCCCGTTGACGACAAACTACTAGCGTGGCAAGACCAAAATCAGTGGTTTGGAAGCAACAAACGCATGACTTCATATGCTTTAGGGCTACATGAGGAACTGGTTGAGAATGGTATTAGGGTTGGCAGTGACGAATACTATCGTCGTATCGACACTGACATCCGTGAAAGATTCCCCGACCAAGTTGGAGCCGGAGAATCCGTTGATGCGAAACCTCAACGAACCAAGTCCAATGTCGTTTCACCGGCTACACGTAGTACAGCGCCAAGAAAAATCGTACTTACGCAGACGCAAGTGAATCTCGCCAAGCGGTTGGGAGTTCCTTTGGAACTGTACGCCCGTAAGGTTGCTGAAGAAATGAGGAAATAATTATGGAAAAA